CAGCGTGGGCACCGTGACAGGCCCACGACCCGCGCGCTCGAGCGGGCAAGGGTGAACCGACACGATGATCTTGGAGGCAGCATGCTCAGGGGCATGAAGAGGTACCGCGGCAGGTTCGACCCCGCCATCGCCCTGGCGTTCGGTGCGCTCGGGACCGTCCCTACCGGGCCCCCCGGCGGAGGCCCGCCAGTTCCCCCCGTGGTGCCGCCCGTTGTGCCTCCTGTGGTGCCGCCCGTGGAACCGCCGGGCAAGACGTTCACCCAGGACGAAGTCTCCCGCATCGGCGCCGCTGAGTCGGCCAAGGGCAAACGGGCCGCAGCAGCCGAGCTCGCGACCGAGCTGGGCATGACCGTCGAAGCCGCCAAGGCCTTGATCGCCACAGCCAACGCCGCGACCGAAGCCGCCAAGACCGAGGCGCAGAAAGCCACCGACGCCGCGACCGCAGCCAAGACCGCATCCGAGGCCCTGGGCGTCACCGCCGCGGCGACCATCCTGGCGTCCAAGGTCACCAGGGCGCTGCTCATCGCCGGCATCACCCCGGCGCTGCCCGACGGGAAGGACAACCCGGCCCTGGCCATGGCCGCCCGCCTGGTCGACGTCGCTGCTGATGCTGACGACGCCGCGATCACCACGGCCGTCGAGGCGGTCAAGGTCGCAGCACCGTCGTTCTTCGCCCCCCCGCCCCCGCCGCCACCCAACGGCCTGCCGAGCACCCCGCCCGGTCAGACACGCCCCGCAGGGACCACCTTCGGGGGCGCCGGCGCAGCCGAAGCCGCCAAGAGGTTCCCACCAGCAAAGGTCCCCGCCTAACCACCCGGCGACCCCTTGAGTGTTTGACGGCCACACCCCCACCGGCCGCGAAATGGCGGGGGACGGGCACCACCGCCCGAACAGCTTTGGTGGACGAACGCCCGGCAGACCTGGACGTGCGAGCCTCATCCCTCTCGCACCCGAAAGGACTCCCGGCGATGGACATTAGCCCCGTCACCACCAGCAACACCCCAGAGAACAACTCCTGGGCCCAGTCGTTGGACTGGGTCGAGACCGTCACCATCGACGGCGCGGTCGGGTTCGTCCCGGCCACCCACTTCCCGGCCGGGGTCCTGCCCAGCGGGACCGCGATCGGGAAGGTCACCGCGTCCGGCAAGTACGGCCTGTACGACGAGGCCGCAGTCGACGGGCGCACCGTGTTCGTCGGGCTCACCCACGGCGACGTCACGATCAGCGCGACCAAGTCCGTCGGAGCGGCCATGCTCACCCACGGCCAGATCCGCGAGGCCCGCCTGCCGTTCGCAGTCGCCGGCACCGCCTGGGCCGACAACCCCCTCATCCGGCGCATCTGAGCCGACCAGACCACCCCACGAGCTAGGAGATACAGATCATGCAGCTTTGGGACATCGTCTCGCCGGCTGACCTCACCGTGTTCGCACGCGCGGTCCCCGACGAGCTCCCTGACAGCCTCAACCGGTTCCTTCCCGACAGGGTCATCGCCGGCATCAAGTCCCGTTCGGCGAAGAAGACCCGCCGCAACGTCACCGCCCAGTACCGGGCGTACAACGCGGCCACCCCGATCGGGATCCGCCCGGTCACCGTGTCACTGACCGAGATCCTCCTGCCCCCGGTCGGGCAGAAGCTGGCCCTGACCGAGTGGGAGCGACTCAACCTCGAGCTCGCCCAGTCCGGTGGCACAGCCCTGGATGCGATGGTCGCCACCGTCTACGACGACGTGGAGAACTCCGTGCACGCCGTGCGGAACCGGGCCGAGCTGGCCCGCGCCGACTACCTGGTCGACGGGAAGTTCACCCTGAACGCGGAGAACGGGCTCACCATCGAGGCCGACTTCGGCCTCGCCGGCACGCACGTGGTAGTCGCCGCGATCCTGTGGGGTCAGGCCCTGGCCGTCCCGCTCTCCGATGAGCAGACGTGGGTGCAGGTCATCAAGACCGACTCGGGTAAGCCCCCGATCGCCGCGATCGCCTCCTCCACGGTCATCGGCCAGCTGCTCCGCAACGCGGAGTACCGGGCCGCGTTCTGGGGCGGCAACGCGGGTGCGCAGCCGAACCTGAACCGGGCCCAGCTCGCGCAGGTCCGCACCGACAACCAGCTGCCACCCTTGGTGGAGTACGACCACCAGCTGGAGGTCGACGGGGTCGTCACCCGGCTCATCCCGACCGACCGGTTCATCCTGGTGACCGACAACGTGGGTGAGTCGCAGTGGGGCCTGACCGCTGAGGGCCTGGACTTCGCCACCACGGCCGCGGTCGACTTCGTCCTTGCGGACGCGCCCGGCCTGGTCTCTTCCGCGTGGAAGACCCCGGACCCGGTCACCGGGTGGACCAAGACCAACGCCACGTTCATGCCGGTCGCCAGTGACATCGCTGGCCTGCTGTCCGCGACGGTCCTGTGATGGGCGCCCGGATCCGGTCCGACCTGGACGGGGTGGTGTACCTGCATACGGGTGGGCCGGACGGCCCGTCCGTCCTGGTTGCTGGCGACGAGGTCCCGGACGGCCTCGAGGTCGGCGTCCACCTGCTCGAGCCCGAGGACGGCCCGGTCGTGCTCAAGGGCGCCGAGCTTGAGGCGGCCCTGGATGAGGCTGGCCTGTCCAAGGCTGGCACCGCCGATGAGAAGCGCGCCCGCCTCGCCGAGCCGGCCTGAGCGGGCGCATGATGCGGCCTCGCACCCACCCGGCCCCCTGAGTCGTGGGTGCGAGGCCGCCTCGCACAACAAACGTATGTCAGACCTAGGTTTCCGCTAGGTCGCCAAGGAAGGGATGACCGTGGCACTGACCGCCGCCGACCTTGACCTGATCCGTGACGAGATCGGCGCGTCCACCCCACCCACGGACGGCGACCTGCAGGCGTACGGGCTCGCCATGTCCGACCGGTGGCGCCTGGTCGCCCTCCGGGTCCTGAAACGACGCCGGGCCAGTAGTGCGGGCGGTGGTGAGGCGTCGAGCTTCTCCCTGTCCGGGGTCCTGTCCGTGTCGTCCTCCAAGGCCGACCTGGGCGCCCTGGCCGCGCAGATCCTTCGCCTCGAGCAGGACGAGACCGCTGAGGTGACCGGAGGCTCGGCGTCCTCGACGCACCTGCACCGGGCCACCGCCCGCGGCTGAGCATGCCAGAGCGCCGGGGCGCGATCGCCGACTCGATCCAAACCCTCACCGCACTGCTGCGCGCCGACCTGGCCCGCGTCTGGGACCGCATAGCAGCCTCCGTGGCCGCCCTGGAAGCCGACTGGCCCACGATCGGCCCCGCCGCCCGCAGGGGCCGGCTCCTGGCCCTGCAAGCCCACATCGCGGCCCTGGCTGACGCCGCCGACGAGATCGCCGCCCGGCACGTCCTGGCCGGGGTCCGCGACGCCTACCTGCTCGGTGGGCACACCACCGCACTGACCGTCGGCGCGGCCCTGTCCACAACCGGGGTCGACCTGGAAGCCATCACCGTCCTAGCCGCCGACACCCACGCCGACCTGCTCGCCGCCACCACCCACATCCGCGCCTCCACGAAGGACCTGATCCGGGTGTTGGCCCGTGACCACGTCGCCGACCGGCTCTACACGGGGCAGACCGCGGTCCAGGCCGGCCGGGACCTCGCCCGTGCGTTGCAGGCCAAGAGTGTGTCGGCGATCGTCTACAAGGACGGCTCCCGCCACGGCCTGGCCGAGTACTCGGAGATGGTTCTACGCACCAAGACCGCGGAGGCATACCAGGTCGGGGGTTTCAACCAAGCCGCGGGTTTCAAGGTCAAGTACGTGGAGGTCATGGACGGGCCGGGCTGCGGCTGGACCTCCCACGACGACACACAGCTGGCAAACGGGATGATCCTGACCCTAGACGCGGCCCGCGCCTACCCCATCAGCCATCCCAACTGCCGGCGTACGACCTTGGCGCGACCTGACCTGAAGTCTCTGGACGGCGCCAGCCCGATCGGCCCGCAGTTCACCCCGGCGCAGCTGGCTGCGGCGTTGGAAAACGGTGGCGAAGTTTCTTTCCCAGTGGGCCGGCGGGCGAACAGGACGACCGCTTCGCCTGCTGCTGCTGGGCCCGCCGCAGCGAGGCGGGCCTCCCCTGGCCCTGCTGCGGCCCGGCGTGCAGCCCTGCTGGCAAGGCGCGCCGGGTAGGCGCGTGGCATGTGGCACACCACAGGTGACGGGGCCATGATGGGGCCATGACCACGTCACCTGCCCCAGGCGACAGCCCCGTCGCCACCACCGCCGACCCCCTGACCCACGCCGTCGCTGGCGAGCACACTGCCGAGTGCGGTGGTGTGAAGTGCGGCGGGCCGCACTGCCCCCCACCTGACAGCCACGCCGCGCCGATGCTGCACGCTGTCCACCTGGACGTCAACCTGGTCGGTGACGGCACCGTGACCGTCGACGGCCACGACCTGTCCCACCTGGTCGCCCGCGGCGGTGTCACCATCCAGGCCGGCGACCAGAAGACCCGCGTGACGAAGGTCTACCTCGAGCTCATGGCCGGCGCCACGTACGACGGGCCCGCGGAGGTCACCGTCGTCCAGGGCGCGCACGCGGTGGAGTTCCTACAGTCGGTCAACCCCGCCGAGCTGTCCAAGGCTTCGCTGCGCGGCGGTTTCAACCGGAACCCGGTCGACGTCATGCTTGAGGTCCTGATCGGGTGGGCGCAGGCGATCGCGCCACCCGTCGAGTCCGAATGAACCTCGATCTGGGGCCGCTGTTTGCCCAGGGCCAGGACCTGGTCGAGCAGGCGATGGCCACGGGCGGCACCAGGGTCACGGGCCGCCGCGGTGAGGACAGCGTCGACATCGACCCGGACACCCTGGTGGAGACGGTCGTGCTCGCGGAGGTGACCGTGGCTAACAGCGTCGCCCTGCTCGTCCCTCAAGGCGGCGGCCCGCAGGGGCAGCCCATCCCGGGGACCCCGGCCGCGGACACCGCGTGGCGCCTGATCCTGCCCGTGGCGGTGACGAACGTCGCGGCGGGTGACATCTACACGGTGGACGCGTGCCGCGACCCCAGGTTGGCCGCGGGCGCCCGGTTCAAGGTGGTGGCGGTCCCGGACAGCTCGGCTGGTGCGTTGCGGACCCTGATCGTGACCAAGGTGCCCTGATGGCGAGCAACCTGAGCGAGCGCATCGACACCTACCGCAACGCGGTCGGCACTCGCATCTCCAACCCCGCCACCCGCACCGCGATAGCCAAGGAGTGCATGGCCGTGGCCACCGCCGAGGAGGCTGACCTCCGCACCGAGGTTGAGCGGTTGCGTGCCGGTGAGTCCGCACCTGACGACGTCCGCCCGGCTGACTGCTGGCCAACGCCGGCGCAGTTCATCCGCCAGTGGAACGAGCTGACCGCTGCCGAGCGCCTCGATGAGGCGGCCCAGATCATCAACACGCGAGAGCGCGAGTCCAGCGCCCGGATCCGCGGCGTCGTGGAGGGCCGGTGAGCACCATGCACGTTCTGCCGGTCAACGACCTGATCGAGCACGAACACGCCCCCGGCGTCGACTGCGCGTGTGGGCCCACCACTGAGCCCGTCCCGCACGAGGACGGCTCCATGGGCTGGATGGTCGTGCACCACGCCCTGGACGGGCGTGAAACCCGTGAGTGACCGGATCATCGAGGTCACCTACGCGGGGACCCTGATCGACCTCGAGGAGGTCGGCCACCAGATCGGGCAAGTCGTCGAGGAGAACGTGCGCGAGTACGGCATGCACCTGCAGAACCAGGTCCGGGTCAACGCCACTACCGGGTACCACACCCCGGGCCGCCCGCACATCCCCGGGACCGGGCCGGGCCCGAACCGCGCCACCGGTGACTACGTGCGCTCGATCAGTCTGGCTGTGGCCGCTGAGACCGTGGACGGTGAGCGGGCCCTGGTCGCTGACGTCTACACGAACTCCGTGCAGGGCGCGCGCCTGGAGTACGGGTACATCGGCCCCGACTCGTTGGGCCGGTTGTTCAAGAAGTCCCCGTTCCCGCACTTCGGGCCCGCAGCGGACCTTGTCGGGCCGGCGTTCCAGGCCGCGACGATCGACGGTGTCGAGGCTGTCCTGGCCGCGGCCAAGACCGGGGGTGGGGCCGGTGCCTGACCCGATCTGGCAGCCGCAGGTTGTCGTCGCCCAGCTCGTCGTGTGGCTGTCGGCCGGGTTGCCTCCCACGATGGGCGGGAAGGTGTTGACGGGGTGGGCGGATAGCCCGCCCGGCGACGTGGCCCTGCCGTTCTTCACGGTCGGTGTCCTGCCCGGGTCGGTCCCGACGGCTGCGGCGGCCGTGTCGGGGTACCACGACGTGATGGCCCTGGCGTTGGGGATCCGGGCCGTGGCCGCCACCGAGACCGCCGCGAGGGCCCTGGCGGACCTGATCCGGGTCCGGGTCGCCGCCCGCACACGCGCCGCAGGGTATGTCACCCCAATGGACCTTGCCGCCGTGAAGGTCATCGACCGGGAAGCCAACTACGACGGGTTCACCGACCTGGTCGACGGTTTGTGGCAGCAGCACGAGACGTACACCATCACCTACCAGCGCCCCTGATGAGCGCACAAGTGTGCCCAGTTGTGCGCCGGTGGTCGTGATGTACCCAGCGACGCCCACATTCTGGGTCGAGGAGTCCGGCGAGTGCTTCGTCTCCCTACGCCGCTACACCAACAGCACCGGCGGGTGGACCTGCGCCGAGGGCTGGCACAACGCGATGGCACCCTTCGGTACCGTCCCGGCCGAGATCGACGACGAGGGCATCATGCGCGCCCAGCCCG